ATGCTGCTCGGCATTCCCGGCGACAACACCTATGCCTATTACCAGGAGGCGAACCGCGCCTTCTATCGGCTGACCGTGCTGCCGATGCTGACCCGCACCGCGGCCTCGCTTTCCGCCTGGCTCTCCGGACATTACGAAGACCGCCTGCGGCTTGAGTCCGATCTCGACAAGGTGGCCGGGCTTGCGGCGGAACGCGATCAACTATGGACAAGGTTGGGAAGCGCGGCCTTCTTCACGGACGAGGAGAAGCGCCAGGCGGTGGGGTATTGAAAGCCTGCGCCGGCGCATGAATCAAACTCTGAGCGCCTGGACTCAATGTTCGAGCAAACGCACCCAAGCGATTCAAAAGATTCGCTGAAGTGCGAGGACGGCACCCCGAATACGGCGGCGCGAAGTCGTGACCGCCGGTCGGCTGCCGTTCTTCGCCAACCAAGGATCCCTGCGATGACAGACCTTTCCAACGATGCCGGGCTCTGGGCGACCAGGGCGCTCGGCGCGTCGGCGGGGGCAGCGGTGTCGCTCGTCTATCTCCTGCCGAAAAGCCGACGGGAGGCTGCGAGCCGTTTCTTCACCGGCCTTGCCTGCGGGACGATCTTCGGCGGCCCGACGGGTATCTGGATTGCCGAAAGGCTGGCGCTGGCGGATCGCCTCTCGGCCTCTGAGGTCGTGCTGTCGGGTCGGCGGCGGCAGGCATCTGTGCCTGGTGGGGTCTTGGCATCCTGTCGCGCCTCGCCGGACGATACGGCGCGCGGGCGCTAGCCGGAATAACAGTTTACAACGAGGAGAATATCATGACCGCAAGCCGCGCGCTGGTGCGATCACCCATGGGCGCGGATACGCGCAAGTTCGCCAATCTGGAGCTGAGGGGGCTGAAGCGCGACGGCAGCTTCTCCGGCTATGCCAGCGTCTTTGGCGAAGTCGATCTCGGCAAGGATGCCATCGAGCGCGGCGCCTTCCGCAAGTCGCTGGCTGAACGCGGGGCGTGCGGCGTGCGCATGCTCTTCCAGCATGACCCGGCAGAGCCGATCGGCGCCTGGAAGACCATCCGCGAGGATAGCCGCGGTCTCTTTGTCGAGGGCATGCTTGCCGAGGGTGTGGCCCGGGCGCGCGAGGTGCACCAAAGGCGGCTTCGCTCGTCGGCTTCCCTGTTGTCGAGGCCGAGGACATGCCCGATATCGCGGCCAACGCGCTGTCGATCGCCTTCGGGGACTTCCGCGCCGGCTATCTCGTCGTCGACCGCACCGGCGTGCGTGCTGCGCGATCCCTATTCCGCCAGGCCTTACGTGCTCTTCTACACAACCAAGCGAGTCGGCGGCGGAGTGCAGAATTTCGAGGCGATCAAGCTCATCAAGTTCGCCGTGAGTTGATCGGGGCAAGGCGGGTGCGGCCACTATCCGTATCCGCCTGCCGAATATGCCTGCATCAAACCAATCCAAGATCGTCCATGACTTTTGCACTGATTACCCCACCTTCGGCGGAAGCGCTGACGCTTGCGGAAGTGAAGGCCCATCTGCGGCTTGATGACGGCAGCGAAGATGCGCTGCTGGCCTCGCTGATCAGCGTCGCCCGCGAGCATCCGGAGCGCACGACGGGCCTCTGCCTGATCACCCAGGTCTGGCGCCTCCATCTTGAATCGTTACCTGAAGATCGCGTGATTCAGATTGCCAAGGGACCGGTGCAAGCGGTTGAAAGCCTGAGCATTTACGATGAGGTGGGCGAGGAAGTGGTCTTGCCCGCGGCCGGCCATGTGCTTGACGGTACTGCCCGGCCGGCGCGTCTGTGCTGGCTCGAAACTTGAACCCTGCCATTGCCGCAAGCGGCATCGAGATCGATTTTTCCGCCGGCTTCGGCGAGAGCGGTGCCGAGGTGCCCGACACACTGAAGCGGGCGATGCTGATGCTTGTCGCCCAGATGTTCGCCTTCAGGGGCGCCGTCGCCGTCGAGGACCAGCCAGCAGACGTACCCGCTGGTTACGACCGATTGGTGGCGCCGTTCCTGATGCGGAGGCTCTGATGCGATCCGTCTTCTTCGATCCCGGCCAGATGACCGCGCGCTCGACCTGGAGGCGCCGGAAGAAGCGCCGGACGGGCAGGGTGGCGCGACCGTCACCTTTGCCGCAATTGCTTCCATGTGGGCGCGGATCGAGCCGGTGAGCGAAGTGCGCGAGGAGCGGGCGGGCGCGGATGTTTTCACGCTGACCCACCGTATCTGGCTGCGGTTCCGCAGCGACATCAGGGCCGGGATGCGGCTGCGCAAGGGCGATCGGCTGTTTGCCATCGGCACCTGGCGCGATCCGGATGAGACCGGCCGCTACCTCTGCTGCCTCTGCGAGGAAGAGTTACGATGAGCACTGCCCTTTCGATCACGCTCCGCGATCTGGCGGCGATCCTGGCGCGGCTAGCTAGAGATACCGCAGGTAATTCGCCGGCAAACGGAGGCGAGAGCCATGAGCGCAGCCAATGAACTGCTGACGGCTATCCATGCACGCCTGACCGGCGACGCAGAGCTTCTCGTCATGATCGTCGACGACGGTATCCGCGATCGGCTGGTGACCGGGCGAAAGCTTCCTTGCGTGCTGATCGGCGAACTCGTCAGCAACGACTATTCGACTTCGACCGAGAGAGGCGAGGAGCATTTGGTGTCGCTCGAAATCTGCTTCGACGTGGGTGGGCGAAGGCAGGCGCAGCTGGTGGCCTCGCGTCTCCACGCCCTGCTGCAGGATGTGGCGCTCGATCTTGGAGCGTATCACCTCGTCAGCCTGCTGCATCTCAGGACGCAGAGCCGCCGCGAACCGAAGACGAAGCTCTATGTCGCCGAGTTGCGCTATCGGGCTGTGACGGAGCCGCCGCTGCATAGCGACGCAACCTAGGCCTCGAAGCGGCTCGTGGCGTCGCGGTCGCCTTCGTATCGTCTCGCCAGCGGAAACGGCGGCAGCCACGACTCGCGGCGGATGGTCCAGAGTTCGTAAGTTGGCTGTAACTGGTCGGGAGCATCGAGCGATCCGAGGTTCACTTCGACCTCATCCCCGGAGCGCCCGAAAACCGGGGAGCCGCAGCGGGGGCAGAAGAACCGCCCGTCGTACTCACCTGTCTCGCCTTCGACCGTCACCGCATCCTGAGGAAAGATCGCGGATGCGTGAAAGAGTGCGCCATGATGCTTGCGGCAGTCGAGACAATGACAAATGCCGACCCGATAGGGGCGTCCAATAGCCACGAGGCGGACATTGCCGCAGCGGCAACCGCCAGTGAACCGGTCCATGTTGTTTCTCCTCCAAGATCAAGCGGTGGGCTGCTTATGAAGAAGATGGGAAGGTGACCTGAAATGTCCCGCCCATCGCAGCAACTGCCTGCATCTCTCAGGCCGGTTCGTATACCCTGGTCGCTGCCTTGACCTGCGCAGCCAGCGTCAGCACGAAGCCGAGCGAGATGACGGCGAGCGCGGCGCATGTCGCGATTGCGGTTCCGGCACCGGCGCGATCGAGGATCGCCGTGAAGACGACGGGTGCGATGGCATTGGCGAGGTTCTGCGGCAGCGACAGGCGGGCTGATTGCAGCCCGAATTCGCGCGGCGAGAACAGGGCGAGCGGCAGCAGGGTGCGGGCAACGGTCATGACACCGGAGCCGAAGCCATAGAGCAGGATGAAGGTGACGAGCAGTGGCGTCGAGGGCGGGATCAGCAGCATCATCACGAAGCTTGAGACCATCAGGCTCACGCCCATTGCGGCGCTGAGGATCGGATTGCCGCGACGCCCGAGGAGCATATCCAGGATGCGGGCGGAAATGCCGATCACGCCGCGTGCCGAACCGAGCTGCAGCGCCAGCGCAGGCGAGGCGCCTGACTGACGCAGTATTTCGAGCAGCGATGGCGACACCCCGAAAGTCACGAAAGTCGATATCGTCGTTGCGGCGGCAATCAGCAGGAAGGCCTTGCGCTGTCCCGCAGGCGAAAGCGGCACCAGCGTTTCCTGTGCGGCGCTGCTGTCCGCAGTAAAGGCGATCGGCTTCGGCAGGGCGAAAATATGCAGCGGCAGGCAGACGAAAAACTGCAGCGCCGCGCAGATGAGAAACGTCATGCGCCAGCCGACGCTCGCGTTCAGCTGACTGAGGATCGGCCAGAAGATCGCGCTCGAAAGGCCGGTGAACAGCATGAGGATGGCAATCACCCGTTTGCTGTCAGGTCCGGCTCGCTCGACGACGGCGGTATAGGCCGGAGCGGAAAGACCGAAGGCGCCGCCGGCGCCGATCGCAATCCAGGCAAGTCCATAGAGGACGAGGCCGTGCGCGGCTGACAACAGCAGCAGGCCGATCGTGAAGGTAATCGACGCGGCGGCGAGCACGCGGGCGGCTCCATGCCGGGCGAGCAGGCGGCCCGTCGCAGGGCCGACAAGGGCGCTGACGACCATCATGATGCTCAACCCGCCGAAAACCACCTCATTCGGCAAGCCGAGATCCGGCGCGATGACGCGCCCCATGACACCGAGCATGTCGAAGGTACTGCCCCAGCCAATCAGCTGGGTGACGGCAAGCACGGCAATCGTCTGCACCGAGCGCAGGGGGATGGATCGAGACATGGAGGGCTTTGACGCGAACGGGGTGGGGGCGGGCAAGGTCGTAGCAGCTTCGCCGGCTGGTTGAAAGTGACAAGTGGATGACACCAAGGGCGCCGGCTGCGCCTGTTTCCTCGAAGGGATCGGACAACGGTGGCGCAGAAGGGCAAGGACCTGCTCCTGAAGATATTCAACGGTACGGCTTACAAAACGGTGGCGGGGCCGTTCCAGGCGAGCGCGCTCGAATATTCCGGCCAGTATAATGGCGAGGTGATGTTCGAGCTGGCGCTGGAATCGGCCGGCGTCATCAGCTTCGAGGCGCTCTGATGCGGGCGGCGGGGGCAAGGGCGAACCGGCGCCGCGGCGAGATCGAGGCTGTCATCGATGGTGAACAGCGGATCCTCTGCCTCATGCTTGACGCGTTGGCGGAACTGGAAACAGCGTTCTCCGCGGACAATCTCGTCGGTCTGGCCGAGCGCTTCTCGCGCGGACAGCTGAAGGCAGCCGACATGATCCGTATCATCGGCGCCGGTCTTCGCGGCGGCGTCGGAAAGTGCAGCTCCCTATTTTTCCAACCGAAGCCGAGCCGACACCATGCAGCGGCGTTTCCTGGAGGCGCATCACGCGTCGTGGACCAGCGGTGGTCCTCCGGCCGGAATGGTCGATCCGGCGCACCTTTTCGTCTGGTCGTGGGACGCGCGGCCTTTTCCGGCCTTTCCGCGCTGAATACATCTGCATGGAGTGACGGCGCCAACTGGAGGATTGGGCATTGGCTGAACGGCAGGCTCGGTGGTGGCACTCCGGCGGAGGTCGTGGCCGCGGTGCTGCGGGAACACGGCTTGGACGATTTCGACGTATCGGAGGTCAGCGGCGATCTGTCGGGGTATGTGCAGGGGGACTCCGCGCGCAGCCTGATCTAGCCACTCCAGGAAGCGTTTCGGATCGATGCGATCGAAGATGCGGGGCTTTTGCGTTTCCGGTCCCGCATGCGGACAAGCCTGCCGGCGCTGCCAGTCGAAATTCTTGTGGACCGCGAAGACGAGCCGCTGTGGCAGGAGACGCGTGGTCATGACAGCGATTTTGCCGCCGAAGCCTTGCTGAGCTTCTACAACCCCGACCTCGATTGTGAGCAGGCGAGCGCCCGTTCCCATCGCGTGGCGCAATCGACGAACCGGATCATTCAGCAGCATCTCACAGCCGTCGTACCTGAGGAGACGGCGCTTGCCGCTAACGAGGCGTTGTTGCGCGACAATCGCATTGCCCGGCGCTCCATCCGGTTCTCACTGCCGCCGAATGAGATGCGTATCCAGACTGGCGATATCGTTACACTCCCAGACGGACCCCACGGTCGCTTCCTGATCACCCGCGTCGAAGATAGGGACGCCCGCCGGGTCGAGGCGCGCGAATTTGCGGCCTCGGTCGATAGGAGTGCAGGGACGGTTACTGGTGCAAAGCCGAGCGGCGAGGGCGGCTCGAACCTGTTTTCTCTCGTCGTTCAGCTGATGGATCTGCCGCGATTCGATGGCAGCGATCCTTCGAGCTTCGCCCGAGGCGCAGCCTTTGCAAAACCGTGGACAACAATCGGGCTATCGTCGTCTGCTACGAGCGAGGGTTACAAGGGCAGGGTGCTACTCGATCGGCCGGCTCGCATTGGCTCATTGACATGCGCGCTCGCGGCAGGGGTTGTCGGCCGCTTTGACTGGTCACTGCCGCTCGAACTTGATCTGCCATATGGCGGCCGGGCTTCGGCACCGGCGACCTCAGTTCTGAATGGCGCCAACCTTATGGCGCTCTTGTCGGTCAACGGTGCCTGGGAAGTCCTGGCGTTCCGGGAGGCCGAGGAGGTAGAGAGTGGGCGTTGGGCGCTGCATGGCTTGTTACGGGCGCTTGCCGGCACCGAGGATGCTATGCTTTCCGGGGCAGCAGTCGGCTCGGCCGTCGTGCTGCTCGACGAAGCGGTCAAGCCGCTCGGCCTCGGCAGCGACGAAATGGACCTGCGGTTGAATTGGATCGCCGAAACGGCCTCGTCGGCTGGGAAGGCCGGCCCCTTTGCCTTCGAGGGAGGCCTGCGGGCACTGACGCCGCTTGCCCCCGTCCACATCAGATGCGCGCGCAACGACGATGGCGTGAAGGTCCCTGGATCCGGCGCGGGCGCGACAGCGCCGACAACTGGCTCGCCGCCGAAATTCCGCTGGATGAGCCGTTTGAACGCTACCGCGTCGAGATTATGGACGGTGACGCGGTTCTGAGAGTAAGCGAATCCGACAGGGCGGAGTGGGTTTATCCCACCGCTGACGAACTCGCCGATTTCGGCCATCCGCAAAACAGCCTCAGCCTGCGTGTCCGGCAACTTGGGGAACGTGTGTCGCTCGGCATTCCGGCGCACGCGACATGTGTTGTGTGAATTTCATCTTGAAGGAGAGAAAATGATAGATCTGAAGAATTGGTACAGTTCGAAGACCATTTGGGGCGCGCTGATTTCAATCGTCGCATCTGTGTTGCATTTTGTCAGTATCGACCTTGGTGCGACGGACAAGAGCCAGTTGGTCGACACAGTCGTCAACATAGCTGGCGCACTCGGCGGCCTGCTCGCTGCTTACGGGCGTGTCACCGCCAAGGCGACCATCAAGTCCGTTTCTTGAATCCGGCGCGGCGAGCGGAAAGCTTCGTTCGCCGACCGGACTTTTGAACACGCCTGGCGTGAATTCGGAATTGTTCTAAATATCAAGGATTACAAGGCATTCATTTGCCATTCAGGTCTCTTGAGTACATAGTCTGGGCCAAGTTAGTATCCATTGAAAGCATTGCACATGGCCTCTCCCTTGAGCGTCGCAGCGCTAGCCGCCGGGCTGGCGATAACGTCGCCCTCACCGGATAATCCGCGTACCCTGACGGTGCGTGTTGCAGGCGATTGCAGCGAGGCCGCGCGTGAGGTTGTGGAAAAAACGGGAGGTCAGCTCCTTTCCGTTCAGCCTGCTGGCGACAGCTGCATCATCACCGTCCTCGTCCAAGGCAACGGACAGCGCCCGCGTAAAGTGACCGTCAAGGTTCCGATGTAG